TACACATAATTTAAAAGTCCTCTCGTTTTTTCATAAAACCGTAAAATTTAACGTTGTTAAAATATTTGTCGTTGATAATTTTAAACCCACAATATTTAATCCAATCAATGTGAAGTTTATTCCTACTATCTATATAATTAAATAGTACAGGAAATTTAGATTGCATTTCATCAACTCTATCAATGCAATTTTTAATAAAAGTTTTTTTTATTTTATATAATTCATTAGTACATAATAAATATGGATAACCTATATGATTATTATAGGGTGAATTACTTACACCATATATACCAGCTACTTTATTATCTACTAAGAAACTTTTAGCAAAACTTGATTTTAAAATACTTGTTTTTAATTGATTATATATACTAGTAGTACCAGTTATAGTTTCTACTTCTAATCTATCTGCTTTTCTTAAATTAGCAGCTAAATCAATAATATCAAATGTATTAGTATTTCTTTCTTCAATATTCATTATAAAGCTATACGTGAAGATAAAATTGTAAACAATCCTTCCCACTCAGCCGATAAGAAATTACAAGGTAAATAACTGTCGCTTGTTATTTCCATTTCTACATCTAAATTACGACATTGAACAGGAACTTGGAAGTCCCCACTTTCTAAAACTGGTTGACCTAATATAAAGTTACTAGAGCCAAGTATTTGTCCTGTAAATTTATGCACACTAGCTGTTCTAGCTCTAGGATATAAAGTTACTGTAAAATAACCCGTATCTCCGTAAACTAGTTTTAATTTTTTAAGCTGTAATCTACCAGTATTTATAGTAGATGTCGAGCCACTACCTTTTTGTTCTCTAACATAAAAAGTAGAAAATCTATATTTAAAAGTATATTTATTACCAACATAACACGGGTTAGCTGAGTAATCACCACTAACTACTACAGTAGTAGATGTAGATGATGCAACATCTATTAATCTTCCTTTTAACGAAGAAGACCAAGAACCACCTAAAATTACATTCTTAGTGTTTGTATCTGGGTATGGTAAAGTAAATGTAGTTTGATTAGTTCCAGCATTATATGTACCCGTTAATAATACTTTTCTATCTAATAAAACTGGAAAACTTAAATTAGTATCTACTTCGTTTGTTTTTAAATTTATCTTTTCTAAATAAGTACCATCAGCTCTTTTTATTACTAAATAAAAAAACGTTTCTATAGTATCTCCATCTAATAATACAGTACCACTTGGAAATACATATTTAGACCAAGATTTTTGTAGTGACCTATTATTAGCATCAAAATAAAATTTATATACTCCTAAAGAACTTTTTTCTCCATTACAAAAAGCAAATATAGTATTTTCAGTTGTAGAACCTTTTAATGATGTAATTCTACCAGTTAAATATCTAGGTACGTTTATAGAAGTATCTTGTGCTTCTTTTGTTAATAAATCTTGTGAAATAAAATATTCGCTAACACCAGCATAACTTCCTCGTTTAAATGCAAAATAAACATTTTTACCTACTGGTATTGGTTTACAAATAGGGTCAATTTCATATTCAGTAGCTTGGTTAATAGATACTGTTTTAGAAGTTAATGTTTCTTCTGGTTTTAATAAAAATTGTGTTTGGTCAGCAAATAATAATAATTCTTCATTTAAACTTATAGCATACTTTAAATTAGAAACTCTATTATGACTTACAGCAACGTCAACTGCATCATCATCTAAAGCAGTAGTAACTGTTTCTGGGTAAAAAGTAAAAAATTCACTTACCTTAGAAAATATTACATTTTCATCTGATAAAAACCCTAATCTATTACGATAGAAAAATACGTCTTGTATTTTATTATTTACAAAAGATGGGTCACTAGCTGTTATAGTATCACCACAAGTTCTACCATTATATTCTGGTACTGTGTATGTAGTAGCTCCTATTGTATATGTTGAGCCATCAGCTTTAGTAAATCTAAAATTACCGTCAGCTGTACGTATTAATAAGTGTGGTAATGTTGCTGTATTAAATTCATTGTCTAAACCAGATTTAACAGTTTCAACCCAAGCAGTACCGTCCCAATAAACATAATAATTATCAAATTCTGTACCTTGGTCTCCAACAACTTCTACTTCAAAATTAGTATATCCTTTATATGGTAAATCAGAAAAACTTTTTATTTTATCTTTTACTAAAATTAATCCATCACCACCAAGACCATCTGATACTGAAGCAGTAAATGTTCCTGTGTTTTTAGAAAAATAAATAATAGAACCATCTCTAACTATAGTATAGCCAGTTGGAAAAGCAGCTACTAAGTCGTTATATAATTCAGTTGCTATGTTATCTGTGGTAATACTTGAAGCGTGGTTAGCATTTGAATTATCTAAAGTTTGATAACTAGCTCTATTTACACCATCAATATCAATTTTATAAGTTGTTAGGTATTGACCGTTCTTAACATAAAAAATAGCTTCTGCTGGTCTAACTGCTGATGTTGTTCCTGATTTTGAAACTGTAATAGTTTTATTAACTATAAACGTATAATCAGCAACAGTTACTAAATTAATATCTTCTAAAGGATTTGTTGTTGTTAAATAAGTTAATGATGGAGACACAACTGTTTTTTGTGTTCCATTTAAATCATAAACTTTTATAGAACCATTATTAATTAATACTGTGTATCTTTCTGTGCTATCTCTATTAATAAAATGTATTTTACTATTTTCAAAAGTATCTGAATTTAATTTTGCTACGTGAACTGTAGGTGGGCGTTTACCTAAACCAGATACTACATCTGATAAACCATTTTCTTGTATTTCTGCTTGATTAGGTAATCGTATTGTGTCTGGTTGTTGAGATACTCCATTTAATAAATTTGGAATACTTGTAGAAATTAATCTTGAAGCCATTATTCATTAACTATTGAAGATTTGTCTGGTTGGTAATTTCCTCTATCTAAAACTCTATAGACATCATAATTACCTGTAAGAATATTATGACGACCTATATCGCCTTCTGTTTCTTTTAAATTCATATAGGCTTGTAATTCATCAACTTCGTGGAATTTATGTAATTCACTAGATACTAACATTCTATCTTGGAAAATTCTAGCAGACCTAATCATTATATAGTGTCTAGCTACTTCTGGTAATTCTTCAAAATCTAATAAAAATACAATATTAACTTTTACTGTATTTGTTATAGTATATGTATTGTTAACTCTGTCGTATAATTTTCTATTACGTTCTACGTAATTATGTAATCTAGAAGACTCAGCTAATTCTACTCTAAGTGCGTTAGCTGGTAAAGCAATTTCATTGTTATTATTAGGTACTAAAGAATAATTAATATCTGTATTAAAAAACCAACCACGTGACTGTACCTCTCTAGAAACGTGATCTAAAATTTGTATAGCAATAGACACATCATTAGTAGTAGCAGATGTTATACTAGATACTGGAATTTCTCCGATACTAGTAAGCATAGTATTAACTGCTTCTAGTTTTGATGTTACTGTTAAAGGCATAAATAAATAAATTTAATTTGTTTTAAGAGGGGGAGCTTTCACTCCCCCAATCTTAATTTACATTACAAGGTTATTAAGCTGTCTTAATTTCTAATGACGCTTCTGGTCTTAAAATACCATGTCCTGCTGCATATTTAGCAACAAGTAATGTTCCTTGATGTCTTGCAGAGTATTCCATCTCTGTTGATAGGTCTAGTAATTTAACTGTACCTACAGCACTTTTGTGCCATACGCAACCAACAGTAGTAGAGAAGTTTCCTCCTAAACCACCGCCAGAACCAACGATAGAACCTACACCAACGCCAGATGTAATATTAGTTGAAGGTAAATTGTTAGTTTTAACAATTTCAATACCAGCAATCTTTAATACTTTACCATCTGCATAACTTCCAGAACCACCGAAATCTCTATTGATTACAGCAGCAGAAGTATCAGAAACCATACTGTAGTACGCTTGTGGCGATACAGCAGCATATCTGTCTTCAGCTGGAACGTTAGCTTCGTCTAAATATCTTGCAGCAGCATAAATTGATGCAGCAGCAGAAGCACCGTTTGTGTTAAAGTCAGCGTCAGTTATAGTTTGTCCAGCAGCTTGTGGAGATACTGCAGACTCTCTAGAGTTTTTCACTAACATTTGATAAATGTGTTTATCCATTTGGTTAGCTAAAGCAATACCAATTTCTTTTGCGTAAATGCTTCTAACTTCCCAAGATGATTTAGCTTCTTCAATAGAAGCAATAAACACGTGAGATACTAGTAAATCTTGAATTGTTATAATTCTTTCATTACCAGTTATTGATGAACCAGTTAGTTCAGAACCAGCAGAGTGGTAAGCAGCAGACGCTTTTCCAAATACTGGAAACGTTGCACTTTTACCATTAGCTATAGTACGAACCATAGTTCTATCTAGGGCAGTATTTGCTGTTTCAAAAGCAGTCAAAGTCTCACCTGAAAACAATTTCAGGAATAGAGCATTTTGATCGCCAGCACCAGCAGCCTGACCTATGTACGAAGGAGTATAATTTGACATTATATATCCCTTTCTTATAAGTTAAGTTGCTTAGTTAAGTTTAAAAACAGCTTATTTAGGTAACAAAATTATCGTCCCTCAGGACGGTTAAGACTTTAGGTAAGCGTTAACATCAGTCGGGTCTAACTAATTAACCCGAAAGAATTTCTATAAAATATTTGATCTAGATAATTTTAATTCAACTCTTTGTCTGAAAGCTGGGTCTTTTTGATAAAGAGGATTTTTCATATCTTCTTTTAATTGAGCAACACTTTCGTATCTTTCTCCAGTTGAATTTGAAGAAGCTGATTGACCTAGATTTAATTTAGGTTCTTTACTTTCTGTATTGTATCTAGCATACATACCTTTAATAGTAAATAAAGCAGTAGTGTCATCACTAGCTACTCCTCTATTAAATGCATCTACTTCTTCTTCTGTTAAATTATTAGCAACCCAATCAGTCATAGCTTTATATTGTTCTTCGCCTTTTGTGATTGAGTAGGCTTTGTTTTGAAATTGATCTGCAAGTGCTTCTAAACCTTTTAAGTAGTTATCTACGTATTGTTTAGGAAGACCAGATTTTTCAAGTGAAGATAAAGTAGCATCACTTAACTGACCAGTTTCATTAAATTCTTGCTCAGCAGTTTGAAATACAGAACTAATAGCAGATGGTTGTTCTGTCTTTGCTTGTGCTTGTAAAGGATTTTTATTTTCTACTTTAGGTGCAGAAGTATTATTAGTAGAAAGTTTCTTTTCTAATTCTTGATAAGACTTAATTAAATCTTCTTGTGAATTAAATTTACCAAGTATTTTTTCTTGTTTAACTTCTTCTGTTGTTGTTGGTTGTAAAGTAGGTTGAGGAGGAGTATTAGCTTGTTCAATTTTTTGAACCATACTATCTCTATACTCTTGTGTTTCAACATTAGCTGTAGGAGTTACGTTTACTGTAGTTGTTTCGCCCATGTGTTATTGTCCTTCTTGTTGTAGTTGTTGTTGTTCTAGTTGTTGTTTTTCCTCCCTAGCTTTAAAACTATCTCTAACTATACCAGCTCCTTCTTTAACTACCGCTGGTGCAGATTGTTGCATCATAGCTTGTTGTTGTGCAATTTGTTCTTCCATTTGTAATTGATCTGGTGATTTAATTAATCCTTCCATATCAATACCTAATGATGTACCAACTCTTTTAACATATTCGTCAAAATTAACATACTTAAATAATTCTTGTGCGAATGGAGTTAATTGTTGTACAAAAGCATTTAGTCTTTGTAAATCAGATGAACGACCTAATGCTTCTAATCCAGTTACTATTTTTACTTTAATGCTATCTTTAGGTAATG